CACACTAACTCTTAAAGCAAGTTGTTCTATTTTACTTGAAACTTCTCTTTCAATAGTTGCTAAAGATTTTTCTACTTCAGACTTAATTTCTTTTTGTTGGTCTAAATCTCTTTTAGCGTTGCCTGATACTGATAATCTAAAAAATGGGGAATTGGGTGGAAGCAAAAGTAAAAGAAGTTTACTTGCTAAGTTGTTAACGCCTCTTGCGCCAACTGATTGAAATGGATTATATAAATCTGTAGAAGAATGAAAACCATCTGGTGGTAAAAGTGAAGGTATAGTTAATTCACTACACTCTTGTCCTCTATCTAAAAAGTGTTCTCTGTGTTGTTTTAATGTTTCATATCGCTCTTTAGCGCTTTGTTGTAACATATTGTTATATTGCATTAATTAACTTATATTTAAACCAGATGTAGTAGGAATGTTTAAACCAGAAGACGTTTGTAAAGCAGATGTTCCTCTTTTCTTTTTCTTCTTAGTTTGCATTTCTTTGTCTATATCTACTGCTGTTTCTACTTTAGGAGCTTTATCCTCTTCAATAGGAGCTGCCGGCGGTGGAGCAGGAGTAGGTGCAGGTGTTTTAGGTGTTGACATACACATAATTATTTTTCTGTCCTCTCTTTTAACATGTTAATAAACTTAACAACATCACGTTGACCTGCTTCAAAGTATATTTTATTAGTATTATCTGTTAAAACAGGAGACTTTTCAGGATAAACTTTGTTTAAAAGCTTAACTAACTCATCTACTGTTGCAGGTAAAACTAAATCTTCTTGGTCAATCATATTGTTTTCTTCTAAAAAGGGCACTTTAGTCCCACAAGCTTCCTGTTATAGTTCCTTTGTTGTATTCTGTAGCTCTGTTCTCAAAGAAATTAGCATGTTCTACACCATTTAACACCCAGTCTAACCAACCTAATGGGTTATCTTTTACACCATAATTAGGTTTTAAAGACAATTGTAATAGTCTTCTGTCAGCAATGTATCTAATATATTGTTTAACTTCTTCTGCTTTTAATCCTCTAATACCACCCATAGAAAATGCTAAATCAATAAACTTATCTTCTAAGTCTACCATATCTCTACATGTTTGATAGATACTTGCTTTAAATTTTTCTGTCCAAATATTTGGGTTTTCTTTTATTAATTGATGAAACAACTTAATCATGCTTTCAACATGGTGTGTCTCATCTCTGATAGACCAAGTTACAATCTGACACATTCCCTTCATACGTCCATATCTTTGGAAGTTAAGAAGCATAACAAATGATGCAAACAACTGTAACCCTTCACCAAATGCAGAGAAACAAGCTATCTCTCTAGCCATACCCTCTAGTCCTTTACCTTTAGATGTAAACAAATATTCGTGTTTATTAGCCATCTCTTTGTATTCTTGAAATGCTTTATATTCTTTATCAGGTAAACCAATAGTATCATTTAATAATGAATAACTATGTGCATGATTAGCTTCACTGGTTGCTATAGAAGACAACATCATTCTAACTTCTGGTGCTTTAAATTTAGGTATATACTTATCTAAATAAGCTTGTGCTATATCAACATCCCCTTGAGTAAAAAACTTTAATATTTGTCCTATAAGATTTTTTTCTTCTGGTGTTAATCTTTCATTCCAGTCTCTCACATCCTCGTGTAATGGTACTTCGCTTGGAAGCCAATGCATTTTTTGTTGCATGTCGTAAGCTTCAAAAGCCCATCCATAATCAAATGGCTTGTAGTAAGTTCGTTTGTCAAATAAACTCATATCTTTTTTTCTAACTCCTTAATGTAATCTTCTTCTTCTTTTGGTAACTCTTCTTTAGTTTTATCTTTACCAAATATACTATCCCAATTTTCTTTAAACTTTTTAGATGGAATATGTTTTCCGTCTCTTATTTTATAACTATTAAAACCCATGATATAATTCTACTCCTTCTATAATAATTATGATTAATAACTCTATGGCTAAGATAGTGTGATATACTGTCCATAGCACAGATTGTTTTGCTTTCTTTTTTTGTTTTTTCTTTTTTAATGGTTTATAATTAACACCATCAAATAAACTACTGTCTGTCATTTTATTTTCCTATATGCAATCACATATTGTGTTGGCTACTGCTAAAATAAATACATATCCCATGTAGCCACACAACAATCCAATTAATAATTTTTCAAACCAACCCATTATCCCTCACATGCTAAACAATCAGCTTCAGGTATAATTGTTCGTTCTACTTTTTTTGATACTAATTCAGCACGTTTGATAGCTTCTGAACGACAATAATACAAAGTCTTTAACTTTTTCTTCCAAGCCAACATATGCATGTCATGTAATTCTTTAATGTTTACATCAGCAGGTACAAATACATTTACTGATTGTCCTTGACAAATATGTTTTTGTCTGTCTGCCGCATGCTCAACTATCCATTGTTGATTTATTTCTATTGCTGTTTTAAATATATCTTTTTCATTATCAGAAAGAGCATCTAAATGTAATACTGAACCTCTGTTTGCTAAAATAGAAGTCCATGTTTCTTCATTGTTAATACCTTTTTTATCTAATAATTTTTCTAAGTATTTATTTTTAACTAGAAAAGAACCTGACATTGTTTTTTGTACATATGCATTTGCTCTGTATGGCTCTATAGATGGTGATGTTGTACCACAAATAATAGAACTAGAAGCATTAGGTGCTATTGCTAACAGGTGTGCATTACGCATACCAGTTCCTTCCATGTCTGGAGCTTCACCTCTTTTTACTGCTAGTCTTTTACTTTCTTCTACAGCTTGTTCTTTAATTGTTTTAAATATTTTCATGTTTAATGATTTAGCAAGTGCACCTTCAAAAGGTATTCCTCTTGATTGTAAATAAGCGTGAAAACCCATAGCACCTAAGCCTAAACTTCTTTCACTGTTTGCACTAAACTTAGCTCTAAACAATTCATCAGGTGCTTTGTCAATAAAATATTGTAGTACATTATCTAAGAACCTAACTAAGTCAGGTATAAATAAACTATTGTTCTTCCACTCATCATACTTTTCTAAATTAACAGAAGACAAACAACAAACAGCTGTTCTGTTTTCATCAGTAGCTAGTGTTATTTCTGTACATAAATTAGAATGATTAACTTTTAATCCTAATTTCTTTTGTGTTTCAGGTAATGCATCATTTACTGTATCAATAAATGAAACATAAGGCTCACCAGTGGCAACTCTTGTTTCTAATATTTTTAACCACAAATCTCTAGCTGATACTGTACGTACTACAGCTTTTGTATGAGGGTCAATTAAATTCCAACTGTCATCATACGTAGGTTCTTTAATACAATTATCTATTAACTGCATAAAGTCATCAGAAATATTTACACCATGATGTAGGTTAAGACATTTTCTATGTACATCACCACCACTAGGTTTTCTCATTTCTAAAAATTCTATTATTTCTGGATGTGATATATCCATGTATGCTGCATAACTACCACGTCTTGTTTTACCTTGAGAGAACGCAAGTATCTCACTGTCAACTACGTGTAAAAAAGGTATTGAACCTGAAGACTGTGAACCACCAGAAGTTTGTGTTCCATCACTTCTTACATGTCCCCAATAACCACCGATACCACCACCAACAGAAGCAAGCCAAGCGTTTTCTGTATAGTGTCCTGTTAATCCTTCTCTACTATCACCTACGTAATTTAAGAAACATGAAATAGGCATACCTCTTTTACTACCGGCGTTAGACAAAACAGGCGTAGAATACATAAACCAAAGTTTAGATGCATAATCATATATACGCTGTGCCATCTCATCATTATCAGAAAAAGCTTTTGCTGCTCTCATAAATCCTTCTTGCGGTGATGTTTCTTCTGGTAATAAATATCTATCTTTTAATGTTGTCTTACCAAAATCAGTAAGTAAGTTATCTCTTTCGTAATCTATCATTCTTTTGTTTCCGTTACTCTTGGTTGTCCTTCTTTTTCTATAATAAAATCAATGTATTGTTTAGCTTTCTTTAAATCTTCAATACCATGTCCCTTGTATCTCCACCTAGAAATATATTTTACAACGTTGCCCTCGCAATACGTGAGGTTATTTTGTATAATATAATCTATAGGTTCTATACCACCTTTATTATAGTGTAACGGTTTTTTTATATTGTCCATAATTTTACTTCTCCTGTTTTCTTATTGTAATCACCATGTCTTAGTATACGTGCAACTCTAGCTTGTTGTAAAGCTTCAGCCTCTGTATATCCTTTATCTACGTAAATCTTTTTGACTATCTTCCATAGGTCTAAAAGGGGAACGTTAGTGTATTTTTTAATCAGCTTTTCAGCAGTCTTAATTCCAACACCTTCTATACCATCATAGCCATCAACTTTATCACCTGTTAAAGTCTGTATCATAAACCAATAGTCAGCCATTCGCTCAGGTATGTGTTCTACGGTCACTGCATCTTGTGATAATTTACAAGGCACTGTTCGTAAGTCTTTATCTATACTAACAACAATACGTTCTTCATCTACAGGTTCTGTAGCCATAATACCCATAACATCATCTGCTTCTAAGTTCTTCCATATAACTCCGTTATGTTTTTCTAACACATATTCTCTCAAAGCTTTTAATGTAATTGGTTTACGTTTATCTTTTCTATTGTTTTTGTATGAAGGCAATACATCTTTTCTAAAATTACTGCTGTCTGTTAAAGCAATAACATAGTCATCAGCTTGTAAGCTTGCACCTAAGTCATCTATAACTGCATCTACATCAGCTTTACATAAAGTTTCATCACAGTGTAATGTCCATAAACCGTCACCCCAGTTTGTTTCTACTTCATTATTAAGTGCTATCTTATATAATAAAATATCACCATCAATTAATAATACTCTTTTAAGTTTCATGTTTCTCCTAGTTGTTTAATTGAATTAAGTCTTCTTTAGGTATTAAATATCCTACAGAACTTTTATTGTCCCCACCTAAAACTGTTTTGTATTTTTTATCTTTTATCATTTGTTTTAACTTTGTAGTAGCTATTGTAATAATAAGTGGAAATGTATCTTCTTTTTTAGGTAACACATAATTCCAAATATCAGCAGTTGTTACTAGAATACCACTTTCTTTACCTCTGCTTTTAAATTCAACAAAAATATTTCCTGTTTCTTGACATCTAAAATCAACTTTTGTTTCTGCTTTTATTTCTTTATTTGTATAGGCTTTTACAACATAATCTTCACCTTGTTTACCTTTATCTAAATCAAATTTAAAATTAATTTTAGAATCATATTCTTTAGTCCATGTTTTATTAGTGTGTTTCACTCCAGTTGTCTCCTATCTTGTATTCACCAGTTAGCGGAAGTCTTAAATTAAAATACTTACCAGTGTCTTCTATTGCTTTTACGGCTAATTGCCCGACTTGCTCAGCATCTTTTGCAAGACACTCTACTTGTATTTCATCATGTACCCACACTACTTGATGTGCTTCAGGTATTTTCTTAATTACTTTATCAAACTCTACTAACCATTGTTTACAAACTAAGGCTCCGGACGATTGAAGCAAAGTATT